TTGCTGTTGCTCCAGCACCAACTGGAGGTGTAATAGTGACTGTTGGTGCAACTGCATAACCAGATCCACCATCCTCAATAGTTAGTGAAATAACACCACTCTGAATTGTTTCAATTGAACAAGTTGCAGCAGCACCAGTTCCACCACCACCTTCAATATAAATGATTGGTGTTTCAGTGTACCCAAATCCAGCATTTGTGAGTCTTATTTCCTGTATAGAAAATACTCCAGCACGACTTGTCGTTATTGCAACAGCAGTAGCCGTACTTCCCGTAATTTCTGGAGCATCAGTAAATCTAACCGTAGGAGTGGAAGTATAACCACTACCGTCATTATTTAAGAATACTTGCCTTACATAACCATTATTAATAACAGCAGAACTGGCAGCAGTGACGCCAATACCCAGAAGTCTGAGAGTAGTGATATAACCTTCTTCCTGTACCTGTTCGTCAATTTCATCAATGGAAGTATCAAGAATTTCATCCTCATATTCAAAGAGTTCACACTTCAACTGATAAACATAATTTTTACCTAATTGGTAGAAAGGATCTTCGTGCTCTACGAATTTGACTTCAAATAATCTTTGTCCTAGTGGAAAATAAACCAAATCTCCTTCTCTTGGGCGAGTAGATAAAACAATTTCGTCATCACTCTCTGCTTCTAGAAATGGAGAGATAAAGTCTTCGAATCTTTCTCTAGAGATAGTAATAGTTAATTCATCTCTTAGGGACATTCCAAACTTTGTTAATATATCTCCAGATCCAGAATATCCCTCATATGTGTTCACATACGCTTCTATAATATAATTGTCATCAAATTTTGATGATTGTATTTCTCTAAGTATACTATCTTTTTTTACAAACTTTCTTGGAATGTATGTAACATCTACACCATACATTCTCAATTGCTCATTAATCAATTCCTGAACAAGTCTTTGTTCAGTCTGTGATCCTTGTAGAAAAAACGGATTAAGTGCCATTATCCAATAAGATCGAGGGGTGGTAATTCATGCTCAAGCATCATTGTTTGCTTGAGTTGCTCTAATTCTCTCTCAGCATCTTCATAAATTTCTCTACCATTAAGTTCAATTCCTCCAGGAAGTTTTACTCCTCTGAACTTAATTAGATTTTGACCCCACTGTCGTTTAATTAATGATGTTAGGTATTTTTTAACAAAACTATCATTATAAACACCGGAATAATCACTAGGATCTAAAATTCTATAGCAATCAATAACCAGGAAGTTTCCTGCAGATTGTTGATTCCAATCGATGTCCAAATACAACCTATCTTGTCTCTTATTATATCTAACCTGCTTATCCGTTGTTAATAAGAAATCAATATCTTCCAAATAACTCTTTGTCATTGAATACTGTAGAAGTTCTACAGAATTAAAGTAGTAAAGATCATTTAAAAATAGTTGGTACTTAATACTGAACATTCCTCCAGAAATGCTACTAGTATCAAATTTGAATACCTTCTCAATTCCAACTACAGAATCTGGAATTTGAATAAAGTTTGAGTTTTCGTAAAAATTTGAAGTGGTTGTCCCGTAACCATCAATGTTAGTAGATGTTGCCGAAGTTGTTACGATACCAACTCCACTAGTACCAGATGCTCTACCTCTATCAACGTCTGACTGTTGAATTTCATACTTCAGATACATTCTCTCAACGCCATCAAAATGACGTTCTTGGAAATACTGAAAAGCATCATCAACAAGATCGTCGATTTGATCATCATCAACGTTGATCTCTAGTACTGGAGCACCTAGTCTCCTTAAACAATAATCAATTAATTCTTGTCTTGTTGATGGTTTTGCCATTATTCAACCTCTGAGTTCTGATAATCGTCGGTTTTTTTAGATGATCTCTGCTTTTGAAGGGAACCTTGTCCCCTTCTAGCTTCTAACAACTGTGCTAACAATTGCTCTTTCTCAACTTCAAAATCTTTAGTTAAAGATTGTAATTTTGCTTCTAATAAGATGTTTTGATTTGTTAGTGCTGCTATTTTTTGATTATAAAGACCAACTAAAACATTAATATCAACTTCACTATTCATAATCGTCAGAACGTGCCTCCGTCAATGGTTGTTGTCCAAACAGGTCTGTCAGTATATGTAGTAGAGACAACTGTCGGAACAATTGAAATATTTGCTCCTTCCTTCAAAAGATCATTTGTAGTATCAAATGTTCCCTGAACACCAATCAAAGTAACACTGTTACTGCTGGAAGTAGTGGTTTTTACCATACCATAGGCAGAACTATTATTTGCCTGGGTAATCTGTTGACCTGCTGTAAAACTATGAGTCGAATCTAAAGTAAGAACAACTTCAGTCACCGCAGTCATTATCTGCGTTGAAGTAAATGTTGCTGCAGAAGGTGCTGTGGTAGATCTCTGTAGTCCAGTACTGTCAAAGTAAACAATACCGTGAGTTGAGAAATCTCCCGACTGATAGTAAATACCTTTAATATCTAAGAAACCTTTGGTTCCAGTTGCTACACTGTTATTGATCGAAGCGTCTGGAACAAAAGTCCATCTTCTGCTATCATCTGCGTGTGATTCAAAAACTCCACTAGCAGCGATTGAGTTATCATCAAAACCAAAGAAACCAGTCTTATTATTACTAACTCCACTGCTTGTGTTATAATTGAACGAAACACCTCTATCAGTGTTTGTGTCAAAAGCGTGGGTGATTGTTAATTGAGTTGAAATTCCAATCTGGGAAGTTGTATTTGCTGCAATAGATACAACCTTTGTTCCAGAATTGTAGTAAAGAATGGTTCTATCAGCAGCAAGTGCTGGCAGACCAGCAACTCCAGCATTATCAATGACATCGCCAGTGTTGATACCAACAACGGAATCTAAAGTGATTTCTGTCGTTCCAGAACCAACAACCGCCATTACGGTTCTAACACTGGTTACATCACCAAGATTGAGAATTGGTTCGTTAACTGTAACAGAACTTGAATTTACAGTTGTAGTTGTACCATCAACTTGAAGGTCACCTTTAATAATAACAGTACCTTCATTACTTAAACCATCTGGATATGGATCAATATAAAGAACATTTCCACCACCAGAAGTAGTTGAGATGATATTGGAACTAATTCCAACACCATCAAATGTAGCACCACCAACATTAATAAAAGTGCCAACGTGAGTTACAATACCTGCTATTGTGATAGTATCAGATATTGAATTACCAAGATTGGTATTGCCGTTTACTGTTAGATCTTGCTGAACAGTTAAATTTCCAGAATAAGTTACATCTCCAGTAAATGTAGATGCTCCAGCAACATCAAGGTCTCCACCAATATAAACATCACTAGCAATACCGACACCACCAGCAACCCTTAAAGCACCTGTAGTGGTGTCAGTGGCGTTTGTGGTTGCCGCAATCGATACAAATGATGTATTTGGTGTGCTTTCAAATGTAACGGACGTTGGTGATGACTGAGCACCAATTGTTACTGTTGTTGCATTCGGAACATCAAAGGTTAAATTATTAATCGTTGTGATACCAGTATTAGCACCGATATCAATTGCAACTGCAGAACCCAAAACATTCGCATGGGTTACAGTTGAATCAAATAGATTTAATGATGTGTTATTACTGGTAACATCGCCACCATCAATATTAAGATCACCGTCTAAATCGACAGTGGCATTATGAATAGTTGCGATGCCAGTTGCAGCACCAATATCAATATTCGTACCAGCACCAAATGCATTGATGTGTGTTACGGTTGAATCAAAAAGATTTAGTTCGGCGGTGTTGCTTGTAATATCACCACCATCAATATTAAAATCTCCATTGACGTTGAGATTTTCCCCAACACCAACACCTCCAGTTATGACTAAGGCACCAGTTGTTGAGTTTGTTGATGATGTATTAGTTGTTATTGCAACTTGTTGAACAGTTGTTGCATAAGTCCAAGAAGCACCTTCTACTTGAATTCTATCACTAGACGCTTCATCATAATAAATTCTAGCATCATTATCTGTACCAAACTGGAAGTGAATATCGTCAGCAACTCTAATATCTGCAGTTGCTCCAGCACCACCTCTTTCAAAGAAGATTGCATCTTTGGCAGTATCGTATGACAATCTAATGTCATCGCTGGTGCCAAATTGCAATTCATCATCATCTAAGAACTGAACTCTACCAGTTCCATTTGGTGTAATGGTAATATGACCATCAGTATCTGTAGAGGTAAGTGCATTACCATCTAATGTTAAATTATCTACGTTCCACTGATCAACTTTGCGGTTCTGATCAACAATTGCTACGAAACCGTTTGATGCAGTTGTTGCGTTTGCGGCAGCTGCAACAGAACCTGGAGTGTTGCTTAAAAGATCTGTATAGTACTGACCACCAATCAGTTGAGGATTACTGGAACTATCACCAATAAAGAATCTTTGTCCTCTGTTTGCCTGAGTACCACCGCCAATAGTATATGCTAATTCACCATAATTTAGTGTTGATGGTGCAGAAGTACCAGTAGATCTTTTGACCCTAATGATACTTGCCATTAAAAGCTACCTCCGTTAATGTCTAAATTCTGCGTAGTTCCTGGTGTTAATTCTAAAGTTGCATCCCATTTGTTTGTTGTAGAATTATAAACTAGGACCATACCGTTAGATAAGGTACTTGCATTAATATCACTTAAACCAGATAAAGTTCCTGAGGTGTCTCCAGAAATAGAGGAAACAACTTTAATTGAATTTTGTTGTCCTACTCTTACCTTAATATCTGCCATTAGAGTGTCATTGATTTGCAGGTTTTCAAAGGATAATATAAGAATTCCATTTAATGGTCAGGATCTAAAATATATTTATACTAGCAATCTTCTAGGAGTTTAATCCCCATGAAGTGACTAGTTCCTGCTGTTTCAAATATAACTTAATATAAGATTTTGCAACGTTCCTCAGAGTTTCTATAGAATCACATTGATCAATTTCTGATGCAAACTTAAAATATTCAAAACTTTTACTTAAATTTTCTAATTCAATTTTGTCTGGATCCATGTTCATTAATTAACTCCATTAGTAAACTTTTGATTTGTTGAACGTCATTTTTTAATTCAGAAATTTCATCTTTTTGTTTTTGACGCTCTTTTTTCATTCTAATATATTGATTATATTCAAATGTATCAGAGTTAACAATTGCACCAGTTTTTTCGTCTCTAAAGAGATTTTTATGTCCTTCAATTGGTATCATTATGCTAAAGCAATTGCTCTCAAATCACGGAATCTTGGTGTATATGATTCATTAGTTCCGCTCATAACAATCTTGATTACAAACCCATTAAATTGCTCAAGATCATCTACAGTGTACTGATATTCTAAGAATTCGTCATCATTACTTGCTTTTACAAAAGCATCTGAAGAACCATCATTTAGGTTGGTATCAATTACAGTATCACCAAAACCATCACCATCAGTATCTGTCAAGTTGTTGTATCCTGGGAATAATTCATAGGTTTGATCAATTTCACTTGAATCAGATCTGAACAACTTATAGAGAACTCTAAAATCACTTGAAGCATTTCTATATGCAGTAAGGAGAACTTTCAAAGATGTTGCTGGTTTTGCCAATTCAATTTTATTTGAAACATAAACCGAAGCGTGTGGATCATCAGATGATTGATTGGATCTAGGATCTGTAACATAATTTAGAATTGGTCTATTTAACCTATTTCTATTGAATACAAATGTTGCTGCTTCTGAGAGATCAATCACAGGAGAAACATTAGTATTGCCAGTTTGCATATTAATGGACAAGGTCAGAGACTTACTTCTTGGTAAAGAAGATAAACGGGTTGTTTCATTAACTCTAGAACAAACAATTCTTGGAGTGGATAATTCATTTACCTGATTTAGAGAAACACTTTCATATCCCTGATCAACGAAAGATGCTTCTGATCCACCAGCACTTGTTCCAGAAACTGTTCTAATACTTGAATTGACTGAAGTATTATCTGGTGAAACGACATTAAATTGTGGAATAATTTCACTAAACTGAATATTTTGCGTTGCTCTGCACGCTGATCCACCAAGAGTACTTTCATTAGTAAATGAAAGTTGAGTGTCACCAGTTGCTTTGTCAGATCTATCAAATTCTAAGTGATACTTATCAATACCTCTTCTTGTTTTTAAGGTAGAATTTGTTGGCATACTGTGTGAATTATTAATTCTAGTTAGAGAAACGCCATTAATTTCATACTTATAAATCAGATCACCAGTTGTGTGGTTTCTAACCGTTGTTTCATTTATTCCTCTTGTAGAAATATTCAGAGCATTTGATGAGACAGAAGTATACTTAATAATCTCCTCATTTACCAATACATATCCAGGATTTGATGCTGTAACTGTCGCACCTTCAAAAGTTGTAAAATTGGAAGTGTTTGCAATAGAAATTGTAGTATTTGTTGATGTAATATTTGCAGTTAGTGCTTCACCAGTTGTATTTGGTACAATTCCTCTGATATTTACAATGTTGCTATCAGAGTGCATTCCGTGATTATAATGAGAAACTTCAAATACGTTTCCAGTATAAAGATCACTTGGAACTACTGATTGACCAAGAGTTACAGTTCCTGCAAGAGAAACTTGAACATCTCCCTGATAGTAGGAAAGTGTTTGATTATCAGTAAATTCTTCACCAGATACGTTAGTTAAGAATAACTTGTCAATGTTTGGAACTGATTGAACACTAATTGTTGCCCCTCTTCCTCTAGAAACTGCACTTGTTGAAATTCCAAGCAAATCACCAACTCTGTATCCACTTCCAGTATTTGCAATAGAAACACTTGCCAATTCATTAGATGAAATGGTTATCGTTGCTGTTGCACCACTTCCAGAACCAGTTATTGAATAGAGTGGTACGCTAGAGAAAGTACCATTTGAGTATCCAACTCCAACATTGGTTGTTGAAACAACCCCAATATTTCCACCTACAAACTCCACATATCCATAAGCATCACCCTCACCAACCTTGATTCCTTGTTGTAAAATACTATTGAGACCATAAGTAGTAACAATACCAACATTAATTTTTCTTGGTAAAGTCTTGATTGGATTATTAATTAGTACTGGGATATTAGCATCTATTTCTGCATATGTGCTTCCAACTGATAATGTTGGGTTATGGAAATATGCAGTTCCAGATGTTGATGAGAAACTTGCCTTATAGAATTTGAATTTAAGGTCCTCATATACACTTGGAGTCCAAATGGATCCATTTTGCGATTTAAACAGATTTCCCCCAACATATTCGTTGGAATAGATTACCTGTTCAGCATCTGGAAGTGTTTGAGTTGCTACTGTTGCCTGATTAGACTCTGCAATCCAAACTTTATAATCATCAGAAGATGGGCAAGATAGTGAAATTGCGTACTGCTTATTTGGTTGTAAGTAAATTGGTGATGGGAAGGTGACTTTAGTTGCGGTTGCACCGTTAGAAGATGTTGTAATACCAGATGGTGATAGTTCTGCTCTAGCAAAGTCTTGGATTACCTTATTTTTAGGTGTTCCTCCAATATCAGTTTCTCTAATCTCAACAAAGACCTTTTCAGTATCATCTTTTCCACTAAAGTACAAATCAACCGCTGTCAGGAATCCACCATCATTGTCTGTTCTAAAGGTTTGTGCTAATGGATCTTTTCTCAGTGCATTTAATGGTAATGCTGGAGGAGATCTGCGAACAATCAAACTCTCGCTGTATACTGAAGAGTTAACAATTCCAGAACCATAGAAAGTAGTTTCAGTGGAAGTAACAGTAGTGGCAGTAGAATTTGTAGAACTTGAAGATAACTTAAATGTTTTTGCACCGACTTTAAAACTTGTTGTTGGTGCAGGATTTTGAAGTGGGTTTCTAATGAAGAAGCAACCAACTAAATCTCCAACTGAATCTGTAGTAAGAGACTGAGTTGAAACTGTTGCTTGAGCAGAACTTGTTGCTCCAACAAGTTTCATTCCAGATGGTGTATAACCATAGAATCTTCCATCTGCATCATCTGCTAAAGAATAAGTATCAATATTTAATACAGATGAAGATGCAGAATAAGAAGTTAATGTTGTATTTGTTGAATATGGATTTTCAGAATATGATGTAGATGGATTTGAATATGATCCTGTTTTGTGATTTGCATTGGATAATCTAAATGCGGCAACTTTCTTTCCACCAACATATCCATAAACAGTTTCTCCTGACTGGAAAGTGCCAGAAGTCATTGTGATTTTCAGCAGTTTTGGAATAATATCAATATTAGAATTTCCAGCAAAGAACGAATAATAATTTGTTGATGGTGTTAAACCACTTGCCCTAAATTCTACATTTCTTGATCTAAACTTATTATTTGGATTAGAACTTGGAATCAGATTGGAAATATAAGAATTTGCCCAATTGCTTTGTGTTCTTGAAACTACTCCACTTTCACTGTTGATTGTTCTTACCCAAGTATCGGAAGAAGGAGTGAGTTTAACAAAACCATTGTAATTAGATACAGCAAATGGATTAATGGTTTGTTCCTTAGTTGCAAATGATTGCTGGAGATTCGTCCAAGCAATCTCTGAATAATTAAGAGTGACTAAATCACCAGTTTTCTTAATATTAGTATCTTGTAAATCAAAGTTTGTGGAGAAATCTAATGTGTTTGTATTGAGGGAAGATGCTGGTGAAATTTGTGCCTTAAGTGAATAAGAACTTACATCAGATCTTAACTGATTATCGGAACTATTTGTATCAATACAAACTTTTGCATCCGAGTTCTCTACATCAATAAAATTAGTATTATCAAAGTTGTCAACGAAGAAACCAGATTTGAATCTACTTAACCCGTCCGAATCTTGAATTTGGAGAGTTTTTGTGTTAAGTTCAAGTAAAGTTAGTGATGCTAACTTTTCAACATTGGAAAGTCTATCCTCTAAGTTTCCAATATCTCTCATAGTATATCTCTTGTTATCATAGAGATATACTTCTACATCTTCTGAATTGTAGAGATATGCTGGCAACTTGATTGTGGCAAGATCCATTGCCTCTTCAATTGAGGAAGGTTCTTTTGGATTATCTGCTGATACACCTCTTTTGATTACCAAGTCACCATTTTTATTCAAAGAGATCTTATCAATTCTTGGTAGATAATATGAATATGAAATTGAAGATGTTTCATTTGGCGAAACTACTAGTGTTGGATTTGAACCAGCAGCGGCAAAGTTTCTACTTGAAAACGCAAATGGTGATGTTGAAGTACTAGTAAAATCAGAAACTCTTGGTCTGAAATCAAGAATATCAGATGCTCTTGTTCCAGATTTCAATTGAGGAATATCTGATTTATATCTTTGTCCATCATAACTCTTAACGGTATAAACATCACCAGAGTCATTTGATGGAACTCTATAGTGATCAAAAATAATTAACAATCTTCTAGATGGGACAACTGCACCAGTTTTTCTAACTATTCTTGAGTAATCATAATACTGTTCTTTTTGACCCTTATCAAGAACAAAGTCTTGTGTCTTATTAACATATGATCCTTCAGTAATTGAAGAAATAGCACCTAATATCTCAGACTCTTCAAATCTTACAGTTTCTCCTAGAATAAACTTATTAGAATTGAGATAAACAAATTCAATTTCTGTTGAAGACTTTCTAGTTACAATCTGTGCAATTGCTCCACTACTTGCTCCAGTAATTTTTTCACCAAGAATTGATTCTGTATCTAAACCTAAACCAGAAGCAAATGTTAATTTATCTAAAATTACGGCACCGTTATTAACGGATTCATAAACTGCTAGAACTTTTACAACGTCTGGAACGTTTAATGATATTTCATTGTCCTCTACTCTAAGACCATAGCTTGTAATAGATGATAGACCAGTAATTGATGTGGATACACCAGTTGCACTCTTATTAACATCTAGTTTTGTGCTTCTAATATATAATTTTTGCTTATTTGTAATAGCATTTTTCTTCACTGTTGTATTAACAACAACATTTGATGCACTTGCAGTAAGACCTGTAAAAGTAACAACAGTTGAATTGCTGCTTAGACTTACTTTCTCGCTAGAAAGTTGATCAACTGTTCCATCTGCATAGAAAATACCATATCTTTCGGTGTTAAATGGTTCAAAATATGCGCTAGTAATGCCAACATCTGCCAAAGTTAGGGATAATGTTCCTGTAGAAGTGGTTGATTTCCCAGTTACCTGCCTTCTTACGGTTAAATCTGATGTTGATAGATCAACGTCTGAAACATTTTTAGAATTTATCTTAGCATAGAGGAAAGAGTTTTCTTCATTTTGAATTGATGGAACACCAAGAGAGAATGTTGCGCTAACTGTTGAAGATGGCAATGCTCCAGTGCAAACTCCAGTTACATTAGGAACTGATGCAAGAGTCAACGTTAAACCGTCTGCAGAAACAGATTCAACTCTGTTAAAAGACTGAAGAGAATTTCCGGAGAGTTGATATCTGATTATAGTGTCACTCTTGATTCCAACAAAGTTTTTACCTGCACAAGTTGCAATACCTGTTGCACTAATTTGTAGTGAATCTGTATTTGTAAAGTTCTTTGCGATTTTGGTTTGCAGGAAAGAATCTGCAACAAATGATGTTGACAAACCAACTTCAGCAGCATCTTGGAAAACTGATTTAATGTCCTGAGTACCAAATACTTTTACCTCAGATACTGTTCTAGAATAAGTAGTTCCACCATTGATTTCAATTTGCTCACCTACACTAAAAGTACCAGAAGTTTGTTGTATGTTAATGGCATTTCCAGATGGAGATCCTACAACATATCCAGATGCTCCACTATTCAAACCTTTAATGTATGAAGTTTCTGGACATTGACCAGAAGTCAGAGACTGATTTAAAGTTAACTTTGTATATGTTTGAATGTCATAAAGATACAAATCCCAAGATGAAGCGGCATTTTGGTACGCTCCAGGTGCAGAATATGAATATGCTCTTGCTTTACCAATTGTATCTCCAGCACCTACTGTTGTTGAATTTTTTCTTTTGCTATTTAAATAAATGATGTGATTGTTGTCTATTCCAACAACTGGAGTACCAGAAACATTATTAACCTTTAACAGACTGCCCATTTCAAATGGGACAGAAGAATCTGATACTCTAGAGGTATCTCTTGGTTTTTCAAGATCAAGAATAGTTGTAGATGTTTTTTCTACATCAAAACCTCTAACGTATGCTTTTCCTGGAGATACTTTTACTGCTAAAAGATTTTCTGAGGGAACGTTTCCTTGATCTGTTCTTTGCCCTTCAGTAAATACCCCATCAGAATTTATACCATCATTTAAAGATTCTTCAACATCAATATCAAATGCATCTACAGAATAATTGCCAGACTCTTCATAAGTTCTTTTTGCGAAATATTCTTTTATAAGAGAGTATGTATTTGAATCTTGAATTTTTTTGAGTTCACCGTTAGTAACTCTTAAGACTTCAATGAAATTCTTATCATCAGTATCTGTTAATCTTTTCTTCGTTAAAGTTGCACTTATCTTTAATCTATCCGCTCCAGGAGCAGCGAAATTAGAAAATCCTCTGGCATTATCATAAAGACTATTATCGTCTTTAGCATCAACTAGTGACTCTGAAACAAATAGACCAATTCTATACGATGGAGTATTTGTATACTGATCCAGAATTAAAGTATCGTCATCTACATTAACAAAGTGACCTCTGATAAAGTAGACACCCTTAGAAATGGAAACTGCTGATGCTGTAGAAGTTGCGTTTAAGTTAATTGCAGTTGCAAATGTATCACCACTGGAGATTGTTGTGTTTCCATATGTTAGATTTTCTTGAAGAAGTAATGTTTCTCCGTCAAGGAATTGACCTTCTTCAAAAGATGAATTTGCTGAGATGTATCTAACATATAAAGTATAATTGTCAGTCTCAGATTCAGAATCAGTTATAACATTTTGAACAATCGCAACTAATTCTGAAGTTTGACCTTTTATTTTTTTACCGATTAACTGATTTAAATATAATCCAACACTAAGACCAACGTGTGTTGAATTTATCTTAACAGCATAATATTGTGAATTATATGTAATATTTCCTGGAATTACTACAGAACCATCTTTAAATATATGACTTCCAAAAGATTCAATTTGATTTTGTAGGATCGACTGGAGAGTTGTCAGTTCTCTTGATTGAACTGGAAATCCTGGTTTAAAAAGAACCCTATAAAAATTTTTATTGGGATCAAAATCATCATAATATGGTGATACATTAAGATTGGTTTTTTGTGACATCTTTAGAATTCCAGTATGATTTTAATATCTTCTTTTTGGCGAGGGTTTCTAGAAACACGGGGTCTGTTATCAATGTAGATAATTTCTCCCGATCCTTTATTTATTTCGGGAAGAGATATGCCATTATTAAATTCTGCCGCAAGATTGACTCTTTTTGTTGTAGTAACTGTAGTCGTTATGCCAGTAAATGTTGAATCGATCGATGCACTAAAACTATTTGTTGATGTGATTGTTCCACCATCTATGCTAAAATCAACCTTTGTTGCTTCAGAGATAATAGATCTAGAGTCTTTTTGGTCATAAGAACTTTGATTATAATACAGAGAACGGTCAGTAAAGTATTTTAAAACTTTGGTTTCTGTATCATATGATGCAATGTAACCAGTTGCTGTACCTACACCAGTAAGAGTTTGATAAATTGTATTTCCTGGTGTAGCATCAGATGGGTTAGATACTGAGGTCAACTTCAAACCACCAAGATTGGAGAATTGATTTTCTGAGAAGATAGAAGTAGCTGATCCAATTCTAGTTGGATTTTTAATAATTCCAATTTGAGCAAATCTAGTATCTAAAGGAAAATCTTTTGTAGAATCATCAAATCTAGAATAAATTAAAACTCTATCAGTTCCCAACTCTTCATATAAGTTGTAACCGTGACCTCTTGATGGTGGTATAATTGGAATTAAATGTGCAAATTCTGTTGCTCCAGAATTAATTGATGATAAATCAACTCTTCCGTAAGAGTAATTTTTACCACCAGAAGAAACCGTAACATCGGTGATTTTACCACCTGTTACATCAACAACCACTCTTCCACCATCACCATCACCAAGAATGTCTAACTCAGCATCAGTTGTGTTGTATCCAGCACCTTGATTTTGAATATAAACTTTTTTAATTTGATTTTCATTTACTAAAGAATCACCATTTTCTCTAACCGCCTGAATTTGTGCATCAGTGGTAGTGACCCAATTATTTGGAACGGGAATGTATTCAATAGAATCAAATTTAATAATATCACTTGGAGAAACTGTAAATAAGTATTTCCAAATATATCCATCACCACTTTCACCAGCTCTTGATGGCTCTAGGTCAATAAAAGATGGTTCATCTTGCGAGAAATTTCCTGCAGGATTTGCCGAAGATGCGCCATTATCAATACAAATATAAACTCTATAATCACTATTCATTACATAGTAATTTGCATCATATAATCTAGTAGAGTTGGTTTGTGGGGATGTATTAGAAATGCTGTAATCGTGACGATACATTTCATAGACAGTTCCCTGTCTCCAATCAACTCTTCTTATCAATCTACGAACATCGTTAACTGTGATTTTTTTACCAAAAATCATAGTATCTTTTACATGATTTAAATAATTGAAGTTATCAACAGGATTTGGTGTATTTTCATCCCAACTCGTAGATCTACCAAAACCAACGGCACTTGGATTTGGTAGACTTAAAAATACATAATATGAATTATTTGGATCACTGACAGATTCTACAAAATTATTCGCATTTAATATTCTAAACTGATCTGTTACAATTGCGGCCATCGTAAGAGCTTTTTTCTATATTTATAAATGATTACCCAAGGTCTTTTCTCAGAGAACCAGTATCTCTAAGTCCAAATCCACGTCTTTGTAATGTTGGGAACGTAGTTAAACCAGAATTTACAGTATATCCAGAAACCGCAACTCCAATAGAAGATGTAGTTCTTTCAAATCCAGATAATTTGCCCCAAGAGAATCTTCCAGAAATTAAGTTTGGCATAGTATGAATACCACTAATATTAGTAGTTGACAATATGTTGCTGGTTATTATTCCTGTTAAGTTGTCTCTAGTGATAGAGTGGATATAGTAAATGTTATCAACAAATGTTGATCCTATTCCAACAGTAGCAGAATCACTACTATCGATTGAGGTTACTCCATGACCAACTGTGGTATCAAAAACACATATTGGATAGTCTTGAATCAAAGAATCAATATCTGAAGTAGAATCATAAAGAACATGGAACGTTAGTGCGAGAGGATTTCCTCCTGTACCAGTGTTTGTTGTAATTCCAGTAATAATTCCACTAAATCCTTGTACAAATCTAATCCCATCAATAACTTCACTTGATAAATTGGGCGTTGGAATTGTAATATCTGGCGAATATGTGGAAGTGTAACCAGCACCTGGTGTTGAAACCGTTGTTAAAGTTACGATACCAGCAGAAGAAACAAATGCAGATCCTATAGCAACTGATTGATCTTGATATTTGCCAAAATCAAAGGATCTTGAAAGTGCAATAGAATTTGATGCGCTCTTACTTAATTCAATCTTACCATTTGATCCACTGTAAATTCCAGTAACCGTTGTTGAAGTGTCAATGACATTTGGAATAGATCTCAGAGTTTGACCAACTTTAATTGATTCTGTATTGATTCCAATAATTACATCAGAACCTATACCAAGGTATCCACCTCTTCTCTTAACATCAAATTTAAATACTGTTCCAATTCCACCAATTGGATTACCAATCTTTAATTCCAAAACTGATCCAGGAACATATCCACTTCCACCATCTAGAACTGTTATGGAAGAGATAGTGCCAGCAATAGATACATTAGCAGTAAATGCTGCAGAAACTGGATCATTTCCACCTTGAACTAATAAACCAGAAAAATCTCTGATGCTAATTGAAGATTCATTTTCTTCATAATTGAAGAATTGAGCATTGTCCAAGAATATTTCAGTATCTGTGGAAGAAAAATCTTTAATAACTTTGGATGTTGGGAAAACTAAACCCTCTAATGAATCTCTTACTTTAGATTGTAGATTATCATTAATAAGTAAATCTCTCTTCTGCTTAGTCCAATCTGCAGGTCTGTAATTTGTCTCATCAATACCATCTCCAAGATATATACCAGTTTGAACTAGATCTGATGCAATAATATCAGAAACTATTCTTGGATCTTGACCAATGGATTGTGGGACAGATTCACTCTTATTGATTTGTAGGGTATCGCCAGGTTTGATAGTTTCATTAACATTAACTTCAATACTATCTTCATCTCTAGTTCCTCTATAGAAGAATATATCAACCTTATCACTTGCTTTTGGTGCTTCTTTGAAGGAGAATGTTGTTCCTCCAGTAAACTCATAAGAAACTCCAGGTTCCTGCATTACACCGTTAACATATATCAAGAGAATAGCATCAAGATCAATCAGAGATGAATCTACATCTGCATTGTCCTTTTGGAAACTTAGTAATTGGCTATTTTTATAGAGTGGGAATCTAGTTCTTTCCCCGTTTTGTAAAGAACTAACACTATCAATGAAATCAAACTCACCTAACTGCCAAGATGCAAATGAATCTGTGAATATATCAGTTACAGTAAATTGAAGTTCTTCAATTGGAGATGGTAATCTTCCATCAGTAACAAGACCAACAACTTTGAATACATCACCAACTCTAAAGGAATAACCTGGTTTGGTTATTTCATAAGATCTAACTTCAAATACTGTAGATCCGATTCCAGTTGCAGCATAACTTGGTCCAATATCAATAGTCATCGACAAACCAATACCAGTTTGTGTAGTGTTACCTGCACCAAGTCTAGAAACACCGATTACAGAAAGATTCTCATACGATGGATCGTTAATTTCAAATACTGGTTCGGTATATCCAGATCCACCACTGTTAATTGTCAATGCCAGAGAACCACCAGCACCAACAACTGCAGATATATCAGCACCACTACCTGTAGAATCGGAGACTCCAATAGAAACTATAGTGTTGTATCCAGATCCAAAGGTTAGTTTACTATAATATGGATATGCAGTTCCTTGTCCAACGTAATTGTGTACGATTGTACTAACACCAATATTAACATTGAATGTTTTATCGGAAACAATTCCAACCACTGGGAAAACATTACCTAGCGTTCCATCTGGGAATATTGTTGTAGTTACTCCAGCGTGTGCCGATGCACAAGAGAACTCAAGATTTTCCAGATAAACATCATCTTCCGATGCATCAAATGGGTGATTAGTTGTAGTTGTTACCTCAAGTATTCCAGTGTTGTTGTTATAAGTTGATGTGCTGATTTGGTATGCTTGTCCATAAGTTGGAACACCGACAATGTTTGTGATTGCACCACCAGTAACTTCTGCTCTTAACTTTGCACCAATAAGAGGTGCATAACCCAATCCACCAGTTTGTGCAACAGAAAGAACAACGCCACCTCTTGGAAGTTGGTTTTGATTTACATCAGATTCAACAATAACAATATCATCAGTATTTTCTCTTGTAATACCAGTAAATGTTACACTAGAAATTCCAGTAGAAGCAGTTTCTTCGAAAGAATAATTATTACCAACATTGTTTGGTGTATCTGGAGTTTGGAATATATCATTGATAAAGACCAAATTGCTACCAGCTTCTAATCCAGTGGTATTTTGCCCTTCTCTATAAACTGTAAATGTTTGTCCAATACCATTAAACTGTAAAGAGATATCATCATAAATTTTGTTATTTACATAATCTTTACGTAAATATACTCTTCCATTAAATGATGATTTTGGTAGAGCAAGATTACTGGAGTTCAATCTATCATTATTTCCTTGTCCATCAGGCGCTTCAGTAAAATGAATCTTATTTCCAACAATATTGTACGCACCTTTGTATATTCTCGCAACTGTCTCATCTGCGTGTGTAGTTGCTGAAGATCCAACAAATCCTCTTGAAACTTCAATAATTGATATTGTTCCAATACCAGTAATTGGACCAGCAGCAGTTGTTCCAAGACCAACGTTTCTAATATTGAGATATTCATCGTCTATTCTTAGAATATCTTTAGGTCTGATAGAAGAAATACCACTCAATGCCAAGAATGTTACGCCAGCACCAATAACTGGTTCATTGTATTTCAGAGTATATGTTAGTGGAGTATAAATCAGTGGATACTGTGTTACACCATCAATCGTAATTAAAGATTTTTCAAGTTTTTTCTTCATCTCAAGTTTGTGGCGATTTCCACTACCGATTGAAGTAAATGTAAGACCTACTCCACTACCACCAGAAGTTCCAGATAGTTTAAACTGATCTTTCGAAACTCTAATTGCATAAACTGTAGTTGGGCAAATATCAGTGGTAATACCAGTAGAATAAGTTTTTCTGAAAGTAGAACCAACCGATACACCATCAAGTTCTAAAGCAAATGCTTCATCTGTGGTATAGTAAATTCTATCAACTCCTACAGGAATTGATTCTGTAGATGTAATCGAATTAATTCCAATAGAAGTAACAGTTCCTAATCCAGTGTTGTCACCAGAGAAAATACCAGCACCAACTGTAATTACCGAAGTATTTCCTACACCTGTAATAACTGATGATCCACCACCAACCGATTGTCCAACAAAGAAGGTGTAGTTTGTTGTAATGCCAGTAATTGTTGTTGTACTGGATGGGACAGAATCGCCAAAGATTAGAGAACCTGTAGTGATTCCAGTAGTAACAGCAATGCCAGTGACAGTGCTGAATCCTACGATGAAGTCTGCTGTAAATGATCTTCCAGAAACTAT